TATTCGTTTAAAAACATTTATTAAGAATTATGGGTTGGATAGTGGGAAAAGGATAATGACATGGTTGGAGGAGTTAGTAGAAAGGAAGGGGTATAAAAAGACAATAACATTTCGGCAATTATTTAAATTAAGAGGTGTAGAATTAAATATAGGGTGTACGAATTTAAATAAATACAAGGATGTATTTTTTAATAAGGATATATCTCCGAATTTAAGGGTAATAAGGGCAATAAGGATGTCAATTGGTATACCGTTAGTATTTAGTACTGTGAAATATAAGGGTGAAATATATGTGGATGGTGGTGTGATAAATAGTTATCCTATAAAAAATGTAGGGAAAACTGATAATATATTAGGATTAAAAATTTTGTTAAATAATGAGTTAAAAGAATTTATAGATGAGAAGATAGAGAGTATGGGAGATTATTTATATCATGTGTTTTATTGTTATTTGTTACAAAAAGAGACATATACAACGTTATCTTTAGAATATTCGGAAAATACGATATTTATAAATCCTGGAAGTATACATTCAATAAATTTTAATTTAAATGATAAGGATAAGGGTGATTTAATAGAGTGTGGATATTTAGCAGCAAGGGAGTATTTTACTAAAAAACAATAAAATATGTTTTTTTAGAATTATTAAAATAGTGAATAATAGTAATGGAAAGTGGTTATAATAAAAAGAAAAAGCATGATATTTTAAGTGAGTCGTGTAATTCAATTTATAATGATTTATATAATTATGATGTAATTAAACAAATAGGAAAGGGTTCTTTTTCAAATGTGTTTTTGTGTACAAATGAGGTACCGTTGATTACATCAGACACTGAATCGCAAGATGAGTTTTTTATAGTAAAGGAGATAAATATAAATGAATTAGTTAATAAGTATATGTTAAATTCTGAAAATAAGTTTAAAGAGACGTATAAAAAGGTTATAAAAGATAAAAAGGTGAGTGTAAATATTACGCCTTATAAAGAAACGACTGGTATATATGAAATTAAGAATAAAGAATACGATTATTATTTTAATAGATTGAAGCAATTAATAGAGAGTGAGATAGAAATATTATCAAATATAGATCATAAAAATATTATAAAGTTTTATGGATATTCTTATAATAAAGGTGTATATTATTTAAGGATGGAGTATTGTAATGGTGGTGATGTTTATGAATATTTAAAAAAAAATAATAGTAGTGATAAAAATTCGTTTAATGGTGTGTCTAATGAATTTTTATATGAATTTATAAAACAGACAAGTGATGGATTGGTATATTTGCATAAAAATAATATTATTCATAGAGATATTAAGTTGCATAATGTATTAATGATAAATGACAAGAAAAAGAATGATATAGTATTTAAAATATCAGATTTTGGATTTGCGTGTTATGATTTAACAACATTGACAAGTGATAATGATATACATGATGTGATGATTAAAAAGTATTATAAGTTATGTGGGACGCCATATTATATGGCTCCGGAAATAATATTAAATATGAATAAATTAGAAAATATAACAATATATAAGGGGAATAGTAATTTACAATCTACGTTTTTTTATGATAAAAAGATAGATATATGGAGTTATGGTATTTGTATATATGAATTAATATTTAATATATTGCCATTTTCGAATATTAAGACAGTAGATGATTTAGAAAAATTTTATAGATATAAAAATATACAAGGTGTTATGGATAAAAAGATAAGGAGAAAAAGTTCTTTAAGTGAAGATTTTAAGGAATTATTATTGAATATGTTACAGGTAGATTATACGAATAGATATAGTATAGAAGATGTGAATAAATATATATATAAAAAGATTAATTATGAAATAGTGGATAGAAATAAGGAATTACAAGATATAATTAATTGTAAAGAAAGTACGCATAAATTGAATGAACGGATGAAACAACATATAGTAAAAAAAACTATAGTAAAAAAAAATGAAGATAAAGAAGAAAGTTCTTGGGAAAAGGTGAATAAATCTAGTTCTTTAATAATGAAAATGAGTATGAAAAATGGGTTTGTAAATTGGTTATTGAAAAAATAAATTTAAAAACAAAAAATTACATTATATTATGAATAATAATAATAATAATAATAATAATAATAATAATTTAATAGAAATAGCTCAGGCAATTTATTCGAAACCACCTGGTGAAAAAAATACAGTTCAATTGCAATTAGATGAAGAAACGTATAATGAAAGTGATAAATATATAGTATTTGAAATTTTATATTTAATAACATTTTATGGTATAAGAATATTATATGGCGATGTTAAAATAACAGAATTGTCAAAAGAGCAATTTAGAAATGTAAAACGATATGTTAGATCTTATGGTTATGATTTAATAGTATTAAATGAAAATAAAGAGGATCCATGGGAATCTACAAGTAATACAAATAAAGTTGGAGTATTTTTTAATAAAGTTTTATAAAAAGACGTTTATAATAATTAAAAAAAAAAAATGTGTATTTTAATGAGTTTATTAAAATATCCAATTGAAATTTTAGAGAATATAGGTGAATATTTGGATATATTTCATATATTAAAGTTATTATCTGTAGATAGGTATTGTTATTATGTATTTAATGGTAAAATAAATAAGAAAATACAAGAATATTTATCAATGAATGATTTAAGTATTAGTAATATAAATGATATAGATAATCAAAACAAGTTGTTTTATATACACGTGATTTATTATATTAAAAGGTGTATAGAAAGTGGTGATTTTGGTTTTTTAAATATAACATTTATGAAAATATTTTCTGGAAATAAAAATTGTAATTATAAAATATCTAGAACGAATAGTAGTAAGTGTGTATATTTTTTAAAAAATTTACAAGATTTTAGTAATAGTATAGACGGATTAGAGAATTTTTTATTAACGAGTAAAGTAAATAATAGAAGATTAGTTAAAAATGATGATATGTCAAATGTTAGTAATGCTAGTGATATTATATTTTTATATAGAATAAATTATAATGAGATAAATTATAATGAGATAATTGAGAGAACACCGAAATTAGATCGTAATGAGATAATTGAGAGAACACCGAAATTAGATCGTAATGAGATAATTGAGAAAAAGACAGAATTAGATGAAACGCGGATAAAAGAAGATTTAATTATGGTTACATTTTATTTTTTTTTATAATTTTTTATATAATAATGGTTTGATTTATAGTATAAAAATTATGTGTATTTTTTATATAATTTATTAAGTTAATTTCATAAATTTTTTTTCTTTTAGTATATTATAAAAACAAACAAAAAATGGGTGGTGGTCTCATGCAATTAGTCGCTTATGGAGCTTAAATATTTTGGGCTCAAAAAGTAAGCTGCTGATATAATTTATCAGATAAACAGTCTTGCTAGTGAAAATAATTGTTATTTTTGCGAAACTTTCAAAATGCGGGAACTTCTTTAGAGCTTTAACTACTACTTGTTTTGTAGTGATACTTAACAATACCAAAGGATAATGACCTGAGGCAGTGGTGTAACCACGAAGGTTAATAGTCTAGATGACTGTTAATCTTTCAGTAAAAACGTTAAAGATTAGAAAATCCGCAGCCAAGCATCTTGTATTATTAAATGGTAGATATGAGATGAAGGTTCAACGAGTAGACGGAAGTTGGGATTTAATGATGATGCTAGCCATATCTGAAAATTCTTAAGGTGTACTCTATTCCTAATAGAGATATTAGGGCTAATGAATAGTTTTAAAACTATTTAGAAGCAAGATATTTACCTTACTGGTGAGAAATTGCCAGAAAAAGTAGTAGATTAAATTTTTACTACTAGTGAATCTTTAAGATTTGCGACACTTTCAAATTGCTGGGACACCCTTAGAGCTAAAACTACCAAGAATTTATAGTAATATAAATTTGGCCAAGAAAAAAACTTGGGTAGTGGCGTCAGCCACGAGAATTAACAATTTTTATGATTGTTAATTTTTCGGTAAAAATGTTTTAGATTGGGCAATCAGCATCCAAGCACCCTACCAAATATTATTTGTGGGTGAAGGTTCAACGACTAAATGTTAGTGGGTGAATTCTGTATGAATTTGCTTAAGATATAGTCTAGTCCCAAATTTACAGTTGTAAATTTTAATACATCGAAAGATGGGGTATTAACGAATCCTCAAATTACTTTCTTTAAAAATTAGAGAAAAAAAGTAAACATCAAAAATGTTTGCTAGTGGAAAGAGAAATATTTGATATTTTCTTTTTGCAACACTATTAAATTGCGGGGAACTTGTTAAACTTTTACTACCACTCTTATTTGGTAACAAATAAGAGGAACTCGGTTAATGCCCGAATCCAATGGTAAAAACGTAAAAGATTGGAATTAAAATTCCTGATCGACAATCCGCAGCCAAGTGCCCTAAATAACGGGTAAAAGGTTCAACGACTAAACAGTAGTGGGTGCGAAAGTGCTTAAGATATAGTCTAGTCCCTCCCTGTTTTATACAGGAATTAAATATTAAATACACTGAAAAGTGGGGTACAATCGTAAAGTCGTCTATAGACGTCATACTAACTCAAACGCAGGGTTAGAAGAGCAGCACTGAAAAGGTTCTTAGCTGCTAGTAAAATAAATTAGATATGTTAGATCACCATCTTGTTTTTATCCATATCTCATTTATTTTGCAAGACATTCAAATTGCGGGAACTCCCTAAAGATTACACTACTCATTTTATTAGGTAACTAATAAAAGAACTCGGTTAATGCCCGACTCCAATAGTAAAAACGTGTAATATGAAAACAAATTAAAAACTTGTTTGAAATGGGTGATCCGCAGCCAAGCTCTAAAATTAGCTAAAATGATTGAAAAATAATTGTTTTTTAAATATTAATAAAATGGTTAAAGAAAATCCTTTGATAGGAAAAGTGAAATTAGCTAAAAAATATTTAGAGAGAGGTTCAGAGACTAGAAGTTTGTCGGTAAATGTATAAAACATTTGCTTAAGGTATAGTCCACAAGACAATTTATATGATATAAATCTACTAGAAATAGTGGTTAGTCTTGTATTGCAATCGAGTCAATCGAACAAACTTTCAACGGATCAGTATAAATACATGCTGATAAGAGTAGCCACCTAAAGTTAAGAGGATATACTTTAGATAATCGTGTTAGTGTTCCTCAATAAAATACACAGCTGCTAGTGAAGTAATTATTACTTTGCGACATCATTAAATTGCGGGGATATCCTAAAGCTTAATTTAAATATAAGGAATATTATTATATATAAAAATTATAATTATGGAATTAATTATTTGTAAAATATGTAATAGTGAAAAATATAAAACAGAATTTTTATTTTATCCAAGTAGAAATTATTATGATAAAAAGTGTAATTTTTGTAGAAAAAATATAAAAAAACAAGAATATCAAAGAAATAAAGAAAAATATATTGAACGTGCAAGTTTATATCAAAAAACATATAGAATAGAAAATAAAGATAAAGTAGCTGAAAATAGACGTAAGTATCGTAAAGAACAACGATTAATAAATCCTCAGTGTATTATTAAGGAAAGATTACGTAGTAGATTACGAAAATTATTAAAATCTAAATCTATAAAAAAAGAAGAACGCGCATTAGAATTACTAGGTTGTACAATACCAGTGTTTGTTGAATATATAGAAAAAAAATTTTATAATGATATGACTTGGAAGAATAAAAATTTTGAAATAGATCATATAATACCATGTTGTTGGTTTGATCTTAGAAATGAAAAACATAGAAAAATATGTTTTCATTATAAGAATTTACAACCATTGACTAAAAAAGATAATTTAAAAAAATTAGATAAAGTATGGTTAGTATATGATTTAAATAAAAATCCTTATATATGAGTACCAAGAATTTATAGTAATATAAATTTGGCCAAGAGAAAAACTTGGGTATGGTAAAAATCTCAAAGATATTACAATGGACAATCCGCAGCCAATTACCCTAACGAATAATTCGTGGGTAAAGGTTCAACGACTAAATAATGGTGGAGAAAATGTATATTGTACATTTTTTTTAAGATATAGTCTAGCCCCTAATTTACATTTGTAAATTTAAATACATCGAAAGATGGGGTATTAGCGAGATTTTGGACGTAAAGTTTCTTGCACTGTTTCAAGAAACGGTGATTTAATCCATAAAGTTTATCTTCAAGTGGATCTACCAGCATTAACTGGAACTAATGCTGAATGGGTTGATCATGTTGGACATCATTTGATTGACAATGTTACCATTGAAATCGGAGGTCAGACTATTGACCAACATTATGGTACTTGGCTCCAAATCTGGAACGAATTAACTCAGACTGCTGAAAAGGAAGCTGGGTATAATTCTATGATCGGTAATGATACAGAACGTACTACTGCTGGAGCATCTATTGATGCTACTACTTTGTATGTTCCTTTACAATTTTGGTTCTGTAGAAATCCAGGGCTTGCCTAAAAGATAGGGCAAAAAAGTAAAGTTTAAAAAACTTTGCTAGTAGTAATTTATTTAAATACACCACCACCCAAGTTTTTATCATAAATAAATTACTGCGACAAATTCAAATTGCGGGAAACTCCTAAAGCCGTAAAAATTGAATCTAATTTAAAAATATAATATATATTATGAAATGTATAACTTGTAAAGAAGAAAAATTGAATAATGAATTTGAATTACGTTCTGATACACAAAAATATAGAAATACTTGTAAAAAATGTAGAATTGAATATGTGAAAATATATAAACAAAAAAGAAAGACAGGTATTTTAAGTAAAAGAGAAAATCCAGTTCAAAATAATAATATTATTTGTAAAAATTGTAATACATCAAAACAATTAAATGAATTTCCAAAAAGAAATGATTCTAAAACTGGATATAGAACTATTTGTAAAGAATGTAGAACACTTATAATGAATAATTATTATAAAAATGTTTACAATGAAAAAAGAAGAGAACGTTGTAAAAATGATATTCAATATAGAATTATGAAAATACATAGACATCGTATATGGAAAGTATTAACTAGGAAATATAAAAATAAATCAAGTTTAAAATATTTAGGATGTGATATAATGTTCTTAAAAAAATGGATAGAATTTCAATTTACAGAAGATATGAATTGGGATAATTATGGGAGAGTATGGTCCTTAGATCATGTTTTACCCATATCTTTATTCAATACTACTAAGATAGAAGAACAAAGTATTGTATTTAATTGGAAAAATTTACAACCTCATAAAGAAAATTCAAGTAAAGGTAATAAAATTCTTCTATATGAATATTTTAATGTTTTTATAAGTGTTCATAGATTTATACAATTTAATAAATTAGATTCAAGTGAGTACCAAGATTTAAATGAAAGTTTAAATTGGCTAAGAGAAAAACTTAGGTATGGTAAAAATCTCACGGATAATAATGGACAATCCGCAGCCAAGTGCTAAATGAATTAATACATAATTCACATGCAAAAGGTTCAACGACTAAATGGATTTGGGAAAATCATACTGATTTTCTTAAGATATAGTCTAGTCCCTTGGTATTTTAATACCAATTAAATATACCGAAAGGTAGGGTAGGTTGGAACTTAAGTTCCAACCCTGTCTCTATGACAGGTACGTGCCTTTAATTGCACTTCAATATCACGAAGTGAAATTCAATCTCCAGTTTGCCACTCTTGCTACCGTGACAAATGGAACTATTTCCAACACACCAGTTTTAGGTGCTTCTTTGTATGTTGATTACATTTATCTTGATACAGATGAACGTCGTCAATTCGCGCAGGTTCAACATGAAAATAACGTGTTAAAAAGTAAACATCAAATGTGTTTGCTAGTAAGTGTTAATGTTTAAACAAGACCACCACCTAGTTTTTATCTTAAACATTAACATTTGCGACATTTTCAAATTGCGGGAACGTCCTTAGAGTCTCAAATACCATCCTTTTATAGTGATATAAAAGGAGATCTCGATTAATAATCGAACCCGATGGTAATAATTTTGAGAATTGGATAATCCGCAGCCAATCTCCTTAAAGGAATTTAAAAAAATAAAATAATAAATATATATTAGCTATTAATTATTTAAATTTAATAAAGGAGAAGGTTCAACGACTAAATGGAAGTGGGGAAAATAAAGATTTTCCTTAAGATATAGTCTAGTCCCTCAAATTAACTTATTTAGTTAATTTAATTAAATACATCGAAAGATGGGGTATAATCGGAATATTTAATTGAACAATTGCAGTTTACTGGAGCTGAAACTGTAAGCGGTGCTGGAGCTTATAAGAGCAAACTTGCTCTTAACCATCCTTGTAAGGAACTTGTATGGGTTCATCATCTTGGAGGAAATCAACCATCTGATTTTTCTGATAGTGATGCTGATACCGTTACTGAAGCTAAACTCCAACTTAATGGACAAGATAGATTCTCTACTCGTCCAGGATCATACTTTAATCTCGTAAATTATGCGAGAAATAGTATTGAGCTGAATTGTTAATTCAGAAAAGTCTCAATGCTAGTAAATAATTAGAAATAATAATACCACCCATTTGTTTTTATCATTTTTCTAATTATTTGCGACACTATCAAAATGCGGGGAGGTCCTAAAGCTTAAGATACTAAAAATTTTATAGAAATATAAATTTGGCCAAGAATAAAATACTTGGGTATAGTAAAAATTCTTAAGATATGTTAATGGATAATCCGCAGCGAAAATCTAAGTTGTATATTATTAATAAATGAATTTAAAGTTAAATTATAATATATAAATATGGGTATTATATACTGTATTACATTTCCTAATGGTAAAAAGTATATAGGACAAACTAAACAAAAATTAAAAAAACGTCTACAACAACATAATAAACAGAAATACTGTAGAGCTGTTCATAATGCTATTAAAAAATATAAAGAATATAAATGTGATATAATTTTAGAGATAGATAATGATAAATTAGACTATTATGAAGAAAAGTATATTAAAGAATATAATACACTTGTTCCTAATGGTTATAATATTAAAGAAGGTGGTGTAACAAGTAGTTTTTGTGAAGAGACTAAAAGATTAATGAGTCTTTCACATAAAGGTAAAAGACATTCTGAGGAAACAAAGAAAATAATATCATCATCATTAATAGGTAGAAATTTATCAGAAGAAACAAAAATAAAAATATCACAATCAAAAAAGAATTCGGAAATTTCTGAGGAATCAAAAAAACGCATGAATAGAACAGGTATGAAACATAATGATGAATGTAAACTAAAATTATCAAAATGTAATAAAGGTAAAATAGTTACAAAAGATACGCGTGAAAAACTTTCACAAAG